GCTGTTGGTGGTGCGCATGCTGATGATGTTGCAAACATATCACGTAGAATTGGACACACAAATGAAAGATCACAGCGACAACGTGATTGATCCAATGCCGTTCATTTCTATACTTAGGTAAATATTGCACTATGGCCCAAGAAAATTCAATCTCTCAAGAACTGGCGGACCTGCTGGTCACAAACAACTTCGATCCTGAATATCGGGACGAGGGTGGCCAAAGCAGCGGTCCTGCTGATGCTAATACTATAAGTTTTGACTATCGCAGCGCCAGCGGCAACAATTATGGATCTGCTGTGGCAGTGATAGGCGATGACAACGAGCTGATGTTGTTTTTTGGGGACAATCTTGGTCGCAGCATGCAAGACCAAGACAAAGACGAATGGTTTGCGTTTTTGAATCAAATGCGCAAGCTGGCTCAAACACACAGATATACCTTTAGTCCTCAAAATCTCAGCAGACTCAAGCACTCATTGGCTGGCCAGGCTGCTGTAAAAGAAGGCTTATTTGAAGGCTACTACGGCAGTCGCCGTGAGAGCTTTATAGGCGAGCCCACAGAGGCCAGAATACTGATCAAACACAACAAAATAATTGGCGAAGATGACAAACGCTATCGATACATTGAAAGCATTTTTATTGAAACTGCTGACGGAGAACGATTCAAACTGCAGAGCAATCGTCTCATACACGGTCGTGCCATGTTGGAACATGTACGACAAGGCGGCCGCCCTTATGACGTGCGCGGCAACCATATAAACGAAATGGTTCAAGAGCTGTCAGTGTTGTCAAGATTCAACCGTGCCAAACAACATCATGTGTATGAAGGCATCACACAAGAACTGGTAGAATCGGCTGCACATTACTATCGCAGCCTTCAAGAAAATCTAAAACGACTGTCTTCGTCACGTGGATATCACACCTACTTTGAGTCGTGGGCACCAGATCAAATTGATCAACAAGAGAGTCTGGTTGAAGATTTAAAAAACATGTTTGTGCAACAAACATTAGACACTAGAATTGAAGCAGCATTGCCCACTCTAGCCAAGATACAACAGCAAGGAACCAAAATGAAAGAAGCCGAAATATTTGAAAATTACATGAACCGTTTGAGCGAAGGCACCTGGGCCTTGCCCGACACGCCCGAAGCTTATGAAAAACTACAACAGCTCATGACCGGCGAACTCATAGTAGGTGCTGATGCCATGAATGCCACTGAACAGTTGTATGATTTGGTAGGAGATGATGAACTGTTTGACATCTTGAACAATTTGGCTGACAATGATCCAAGAGCCAACATCTGGGACGACTCAGATGTACAACGCAGACTGGCCGAACTGGGAGTTCAAACTCCTCAGAGCACACAGGCAGCACCTGCTGCTGTGCCGCAAGACACTGCACCTCCTGTTAGTGAAGAAACAGATAAAGATTGGTTGAATCAACGACACGGACAGCCTGACAAAAATACATCTTGGATGAATAAACAACATCAAGATTTCTATGACAAAAACCCCAGTTTCAAACAAGCAGGAAAAAGTGTCAGTACTGTAGGGGACAGTGGCCGTTTTGCTTCAACAGTTGTGCCATCAGTGACTGATACAAAAGTAGACCGTATACCAATGAACACATTTGGTGCCAAACAAGGCAGCGATATTCCCAAGAGTATTCAAAAGGGCGGCGGCAGTGCTACCAGTAGAATGACTGGTGGCGGTGGCATGGGCGGCGGTGCGGGGTTGGGCGGCGGCGGAAAAGATCCTATGAATAGAAGTATTAATCCATTAAAGTTGGAGAACGCCGAACTGGCTCGCATGCTTGAGCATGCTGGAGTACCACTTCAAGAAGGTGTGTTGACCGATAGTACAGGCAGCACCTTGGAACACATCAAAGACCGCTTTGGTCCTGAAGTGAGAGAGTTCACACAGTCTGGCGACATGGACAATGACCTGTATGATGCATTGTATGACTACTACTTTGATGACATGCCCTATGGTACAAAGAAAGCTCGTGACGGCGATCCGCACGAGTGGGTCAGCAACCGTTTTGCTGACGATCTTGGCATCAATGAAAATCTCATTGCTCCAATGATCATGCCTGTGAGCGAGGGCTCATGCAACATGACCATGGAAGGTCAATACTGTCCAGAACACGGGTTGATGGAATGTGGCAGCATGTACGAAGATGATAGTATTCCACGTATTGAAATCCGTGGCTTTGGTCCTGACTTTGAAGATTTACCAGCAGGAAAAAAACTAATCAATCCAATGCAGCCACGTAGACACAATGAGTTGTCTCCACTTAAATCTGGAGACAGTACTCCACTGTCAAAAGTAGCTAATGTTGATTTAACAATGGACGAAGATGGCGGTGCTGTGGGCATGCCTTACAGTATGGGCGAGGGAGTAGATGACCCAATCAACTACAATGCCGCAATGACCGGCAGCTACTACGAAGGTAAAGAAACGGACATTCAAGAAGGCGATGCACTTCTGGCAAGAATAAAATCATTGGCTTTGCTCAGATGACATAAATACTCTTGACACGTAGACAGAAAGCGCATATACTACTACAGTGTTTGCGCTTTTTCGTTTGTGTATCACAGGCAACTAAGATCTAAACATTTAGATAGGCAACATAACATAGGCAACTTATCAAGGAGAAAAAACTATGGCATCATTAGCAGAAATCAGAGCAAGACTACAGGCAGCAGAGGGTAACAAAGGTGGGCAATCCACCGGTGGAGACAATTCGATTTATCCACATTGGAACATGGAAGAAGGACAAAGTGCAACACTGCGATTCCTTCCCGATGCAAATACAAAAAACACATTTTTCTGGCAAGAACGAGCAATGATTCGTTTGCCTTTTGCTGGCATCAAAGGCGAAGGGGATAGCAAGCAAGTGTACGTGCAAGTACCTTGTGTGGAAATGTGGGGCGAAGCCTGTCCTATCTTGGCAGAAGTACGTACCTGGTTCAAGGACAAGAGCCTTGAAGAAATGGGTCGCAAATATTGGAAAAAGCGTAGCTACATTTTCCAAGGCTTTGTACGTGAGAACCCCTTGGCCGAAGACAAGACACCAGAAAATCCAATCCGCCGTTTCATCATCGGACCACAAATCTTTGCCACTATCAAGGGCGCATTGATGGATCCTGAGCTGGAAGAAATGCCCACAGACACCCTGCGTGGCCTGGACTTCCGTGTGTCAAAGACTAGCAAGGGTGGATATGCTGACTACAGCACTTCAAAGTGGGCACGTAAGGAATCAGCACTCACAGAAGCCGAACAAGCGGCCATTGCTACACATGGCTTGTTTGACTTGAGCACATTCCTGCCCAAGAAACCCGGCGACGTTGAACTCAAGGTCATCAAAGAGATGTTTGAAGCTTCAGTGGATGGACAACCTTACGACACAGAACGTTGGGGCCAGTACTTCCGTCCTGCTGGTGTACAAGCACCTGGTGGTGCCGGAGCCGCACATGCGGATGAGGACACTCCTGCACCAGCAGCCAAGCCTGCACTCAAAGTGGCAGCACCTGCACCCGCAAGTGACTTTGACGAAGACGACACACCTGTAGCAGTGGCACCAGTGGCCAAGCCTGCAGCTTCGGGACAAAACGCCCAGGATATCCTGGCCATGATCCGTAGCCGTCAAGCCAAGTAATTGACAGCAATCACACAGAGGGGGACCCCCTCTGTGTTCTTTAAAAATAATAGGTGATTCATGGGCAAACCCTTTGACGTTTCAAAATTCCGTAAAGAAATTACAAAATCAATCGATGGACTAAGCATCGGTTTTAACGATCCTACAGACTGGATTTCAACAGGCAATTATGCACTAAACTATTTGATCTCAGGCGATTTCAATCGCGGTATTCCCTTAGGCAAGGTCACAGTGTTTGCTGGTGACTCGGGCGCAGGTAAATCGTACATCTGTTCAGGCAACATTGTGAAGAACGCACAAGAGCAAGGCATCTTTGTGGTGCTGATTGACAGTGAAAACGCACTTGACGAAGACTGGCTCAAAGCCTTGGGTGTGGACACCAGCGAAAGTAAACTGCTCAAGTTGAGTATGGCCATGATTGATGATGTTGCCAAGACTATTAGTACATTCATGAGCGACTACAAAGCCCTGC